TGGAGCTGATCACTCCCTTCGCTAAGTTACTGCGATGTTTTTGCGTTACATCACTATTCCTTGTGGGTTAGTGGTGGTTGGCCTTGCGACTCCATGGCGTTATGTCATGTCGAAGACGCTAAACGAATTAGGAGAGACGTGGAATATTGACTCCACGAATCTCCGCTCCCTGTTTGGGGATGTACCTGTTGTGGAATTTAAACCCCAGCCTGGTCATCCCCATGGCGCTGCGGCAGCTGACCGCAGCGCGGGGTCGTACTTCATTGAGAGGTTCGCCAGGGAAATTGGTAGAGAAGTCATCTATTACCAGTGTAGCAATTCTGATCTGCGTAATGGCAGGTCGGGCGCACGTGAATGGTTTTGGATGAAGGACGCTCAGGTTGTGCCGTCACCTTTAAAGGTAACGAGGAACCATATCATATCAATAGTTGATGTTGACCAATATATGGATATGAATTGGTTTCTAACTGAGCATTTCTGCCCCGTGTTGCTCTACACGTTCCAACCTAGTGTTTGTGCTGCTGATCGGGGTGAATATTCATTCACCTTCAACGAGCGCAATGAGGTGGTTTATCGTGTGGCCGGCGGAGCTGAATATGTCCATCAGGTGTGGAATTATGATACTGATATCATCACCACTACATGCCTGTTTGCCGGCAAGAGTTGGACCAACTGGCGCAACTGGATACCATTTGTAACCACAGCTTATCTTGTTGATAAGAAACAAATGGACGCTGACCACCAGGTGGTTGGTTTGTTTCCAGTTAAACGCTGGTTTGGCCCTCTTGCTCTTCTTGCCCGATATCTCAAAGGCAAACCTCTCACGAGATTTCGAATCGTGAGAGGTTTATTCCTCCGCCTCTTAAATCACTCGGGTAATGGCATGACTGTTTCAACTGGAATGGTCAACTCACCGCTTTGCGGGACCATTTCCGCGAGAGAAGACGCTGCGCTAGCATCACTAGCGAGGACGACGAAAAGTGGCCTAACCCTCATGCATGTTAAGAAACTCATGCCTGAGGACCACTTGGGTGCTTCTTATGTTTATGAATTCCATTCTCAGAAACTACCTGAAGCCACCGTCGTATCGTATAGTGGCTCTAAAAGTGAAGGCGTCCGTGGTTATCAATTTAACCCAATGAACTACGACCCCACCGCGAAGCCATCTCTTGTCTCATACATGCGCCCGATTGTAGACGGCGGTTTTTGTCCAGATCTTACCTTGGACAATATGAAACGAGCGGTGGCTGGTCGCATAACCGAAGTCAGAAGTGTTACGACGGTTGACCGTTTCATATCCCGCGTCATAGATGAATTTGCGGAACTGACATTGAAGAAAGCTGGTGTAGGGAAACAAACCCTAATTCCAGTTGACTACGAAGAAGTTTATGCCCGCCAAGACCGCCCTACACAGAGGCGTATCTTGGAACAAGCTGAGTTCGTAGACTCCAGAAATGTCGGAGCAAATTTCATCAAACGTGAGGCATATTCCAAGTGCGCAGACCCGCGAATTATCACTACAATTGAGGGTTCCCGAAAATATCGTTATTCAACATATATGTATGCCTATTCGGATGAGGTTGTTAAGCCTCAAGAATGGTATGCTTTCGGGAAGACCCCATGTGATGTCGCGTGTGCTGTTGGGCGCATTTGCACGTCAGCCCAGCAGGTCAGTAACACGGACTATTCACGCTTTGATGGAACCATAAGTGAAGTTGCTCGATCCCTAGAGCGACGTTGTATATTACTGGCGTTCCGTCCTGAGTACACTAATGAATTGCTGCAACTATTGAGAGACCAGTGCAATGTTGACTGTTACATATCTGTTAAAGATGAGACGGTCCATTACAATTCTGGACTTGCTAGGCTGTCAGGTTCTCCTGAGACCAGCACGTTCAACTCTCTGGTAAATGCATTCGTGGCGTACCTAGCGTGGCGCATGACTCGGTTGCCCACGGGTGGATATGTGTCACCTAGTGAAGCATATTCACGTCTGGGGATATACGGTGGTGATGATGGACTTTCACCTGACCTCAACACCTCCGTGTATTTGCGAGCTGCGACTAAAGTTGGCCTAAAGCTTGATATTGAACCAATTGGTCGAGGAGACCGTGGTGTCAAATTCCTTAACAGAGTATATGGACCCGAAGTCTGGTATGGAGACATCACGAGCATGTGTGACCCTGTTCGAGCCTTGACGAAATTCCACTTGTCGGTGAACATGGACGCCCGTGCAAGCAATCTACTCAAACTGTTTGAGAAATCTTATGCTTATTATTTAAGTGATAAGTGCACTCCAGTGTTGGGTAAGTTTGTCTCAGCTGTGGTTAAAATCCTCCCAGAAAGTTATCGCTTTAGGAACATCCATCAGATTTGGAACGCCCAGTACTTTGAGAGCGTACAATATCCTAATGGATGTATTCTTGATGATGGTGAAGTCATTACGCCGGACTGGATGGTTGAAGAGTTTCAACTAGCATTGCCCGGCTTTCGACATGACCTATTTGAGAATTGGCTACAGTCAGTGGCTGAAGATCCAACAGCTCTCCTGTCACCACCCAACAACTTGTGTGAGCGCGTTGAGGCCAGAGCCTCCGCCCCCGTGGTTGTGGATGGTGATATCGTGGAACCTAGTCCGGAGGAACCAAATCCCGCGCCCGGTGAGGAACGAGCGCGTCCCCGCAAACGACGTCACAAGACGCGACCGCGAGAGACTAGAAGACAGCCGACGGCAAGGTGCTGCGGCAGGCCGCGATGAAGGACGGCATGCGGCCGCTGCAGCAGGAAGGAGTCGCGCGAGTGGC